GAAATCAGGGGTTTTGCGTATTGAATGTGGCGGTGAAGGAGAGATTCGAAACCGCCCGATTGTGATTTTCTCGGAGTCTGGCCCCGGTTTATAAGGGTTTCAGGGCGATAGTTAGCGCGCAAATGTTCCCATGACAGTCCCATGAGTTTGCGGAGCAGTCGAACACCCAGGGGGCCATAGAGGGATATCCGTTTTCTCGGGAACGGCATCGGGAAAAGGTAATTTCGGTAACTCAATCAACAGACCGGCGTGAGCGCCTTGATTTAACTGGTCTGCAAGGGGTCTGCACAAGGTAATTTTTAAGTAATACAGAGGTTAGGTAGTTACCTTTTAAGGAAGTAATTTCTCCACTTATTAACCTCTTATAAATCAGCTGTTTACGCCAAAATTACCTTTTTCATTACTCAAAATTACTTTCTGAAGTAATCCTGTAAAGCCAATGAATATGGGACTTTCAGGCGGTCTACCGATATCCTAATTATCACATTACTTCTTTCCGACTGCGCTCCTAAAATTAGCGCCTGACGGTGCCTCATGTCTGACGAAAAAATAAGCCAAGGGCATCGGGTGCCCTACCCTTCGCAGGGATTCGCAGGCTTTTTTTCTCATTCATTGACCATCACAAAGCCCAGCCGTGGCTGCGCTCAGCGGATCGCAGGACTGCGGAAGAAAAGACCAATTTAGCCCGCAGGCGAGGTGGGGGGACGACGGCGCGCGCCACTGCAGCTCACCGTTGAATGAATCGAACCTCACATAAAAATGAGACAGCATCCTGAGATGCCCGCAATAAGAAAGGCGCATACCTTTCCACGACATGCGCCTAAAAAAAACTAATCAATCAGCTCCATAAACTTATTGCGAAGCAGTTCATATGTAAGTAAACCGTCTACTTTAATTCGCTCATTTAGCAAAGTAATCACATCATTATCATCCAGCACTAAGATATATCCTCTGGAGTCATTTGCAGTATCTTTGCATCTAGCAATCAAACGAGCTTTGTCCTTGATATTCCTACAAGTTAGTATGCCCACAGTGCCTCGGCGAGGTGAGAATCTACCAGACAGCTGATCTACCTCTGGATTGCCAACCTCTTTCCCATAATTTTTGCACTCGACAAAAATCAATGACGAGGGATAGTGGGTACCTATCCAAAAGAAAAAACCACTCTTCGCTTCGTTTGTGTATGTAATATCTATTCGCTTTCGACCATCATGAATATTGTGTTGCTTTTTCGGATTACACAGAGACGGGTAAAACAGCGCTGAGAATATTCTTTCTATAACATTCTCATAAGCACTTGCATCATCATTACCTGCGGGGATAGCCAACAACTCTTTTTTCAACAAATCCCAATCTGGCTTATCGACCTCTTCTATATCTGCAATGGCTTCATGACTAAGAGGCAAAGGGGCTTTATCTCTCTTAGCAACACGATAATCGTCTAAAGCATGTGGATGCTTTATCGTCATATTTACAACAGCCAATTTATCCTTACCGTATTTCCCCATCAGAGCTTTTTTTGTTACTCGCCGGCTGCCATCCTTCAACACTTCGACGAGCGGGGTTTGTGCTTTCAGTTCCGAGAGCTGCATCTCCGGAAGTAAAAAGTGCCTGTAGTACTCATCAACCCGGTATGATAATTTTTGCCTAACTAAAATCTTGGGAACAAAAATCACCTTCCCAAATTTCCCAGCAATGGGAAGGGGAACAAAATTGTTATCCCAAATCCCTTTAATAGGATTCCATAATGGGCCAGAGGCGACACCCGCAGTCATTGGTATATCATAATAAACACACATATCCTGCGTATACTTAATAAGCGGGCCACGCAAGATATTACTAACCGCATCGGAGATCATATCTGGACCAATCCCTTCGATCAGTAGACATGTGTCTTCTAAATCCTCTAACAACCCTGTTAAAGAAGCGTTGCTTTTGAAGAGTGCTCCCCAAACGCTTTCTGCAGATTTAGTTCCAAAAGCGTGACCTTGAGATTTCCCACTTGAGTATCCCAAGTGAAATTCATTGCGTTCGCTAAGAGACGCCAATAATGCCTGAGCCGCTTTGTGCCTACCATTTTTTATGTGACCCAACACAGCCTCAAAGAAACTTTGAAGCAAGGACGATAGTTCATTACCCCAGGGTGACTCAAGCGACTTTATTGCTGTAGGATCTAGAAAAACAGGAATATCCGTATCTAGTCTTACATCAACAAAATCCAACTCAGATTGATTTCTACCCAACTTATAATATTTAGACACATGCATTTATAGGAACCCGAATATCTCATAGCGTTAACCTCCAGTAATAAACTGCAGGTTTCCCTGTCGCAACCCTGCCATTCCGTCGGGCAGATAAAACAGTGACCTCAGCCCAAAGATATTACTTTGCCATCATGACGTCCATAGAAAACCGCTGTTAGGCAAATAACCAATTTAAAATTTAACCCTAAAGGTAATAATTTTTTTTCCGACCCATTCGTTAACCTGTTCAAGACGTGCCTGAATTGGCTCCAACTCATTAGCGATCCAAGCTTCTGTGGCATCCTTGATAGATCCAAAGCCACCAGCGTTCTGCGGCACAATCCCCATCAACTGCGGCGGAATCCGCAGGCTCGCCAACACGTCATCCCGTGTCTGATTCTTGATCGAATTGAATTCATCCTTCGCCGCGACCTCGCTGACGGGGATCAGCTGAATCCCATCCTTTTTTCCAGTCGGTAAGTAAACAAACAAATTCCGGAAATTCCCTGGCCCCTTCGATTCCTTCAATGCCTTGCGCAACGCATCAATGTCCGCCTCGGTCTGCGACGCATCCGTCATGTACAAGATGAACCCGGCATGACTCCCGTTCTCGTAATACTTGCGCCGAAATAACGTCGCGGACTCGTTCAATAGCGCCGACTGCAAAGCACTGATCCACTCCGGCAATCCATAAATCTCCTGATGGAGATCCGCCTCACGCAGGTGAAAAATACTGTCCGGTTCAAAGACGTGTTCATCCTTCCACCCCCGCACCTGGTAAAACTGCCCTTCCGGCCCGGCGCGCATATACTTGGCCAGCGGGGTCTCCAGTTTGCGAACCCCGCCCAACCGAGAGCGACGGCCTTCAAGGTAGCCATTGCCAAGGCACAGAAAGTCCAAAGCAAACTGCTCAAACGAAGCCCGCGAAAGCAGCGGATGCGGGATAAACGTCTGGCTCAACAGGTTGCGCTTGAACATCAACCCCGAATGCAAATGCACGCTCGCCCCCACCGACCGGGCCAGTCCGTCTAGTGACAGCGGCGGCTCATACCACCGCCCGTTGAACCAGCATTCCAGGTAATCGAAAACCTCCCGGCCACCCAGCACCGGCGTCGGCTCGCCAAAGGAAAACACCTGAGTTCCCGTGCCAGTGGCAGGTGTCGTCGCGGGCAACGTCTGGTTGGCCAGTTGTTCGGTCATCAGTAAATCTCCATGCGCCCGGTGTTGGCAGTGGTCTGCCCCTCAAGCGGTTAGTGATGCAATGCGTGAAAGAGCGCCCAAGCCAGGTCGGCATGGCCGGTGTTGTCGCTGCGGCCGGCGGTATAGGTGTACTGGCGTCCACCGGCGGTGATGGTTTTGCGGATGGCCATCAGCGACTGGGCCATGTCGGTCCAGCCGGCATCGAATTCGAGTCGGCCCTTGTGGATTACGTCGTAAGCCTTGAGTACGAGGCGGGTTTTGACTTCGGGCGAATAGCTGAAGGTGGTCACTGCCGGGAAGAACTGGCGCACCAGTTGGGCTACGCCACTGCCCAGACCGGTCACGTCGATCCCGATGTAGGTCACCCAGTAGCGATCGCAGACGCTCTTGATGAACGCGGCCTGCGCAGCGAAGTCCATGCCCCGGAATTGGTGGCGTTCGAGGATGCGGAATTTGCCACCCGGTACCAGGGGCGGCGCGACCACGACCATGCCGGAACAGTCGCCCGTCTCGGCCGGGTCATAGCCAATCCACACTTGGCGGTCGCCGAACGGGCGCATGGCGAAAGGTTTGTAGTCCTCGGCCCACTCGACCCAGCTGTCCACCATGCACGACTGCAACAGGGTCAGCGGGAAGATGCTCGCGCCGTCGTCGACGAACTCGCACATCAGCAGGTTGGCGAACGCCTCGGGGCTGTATTCGCGGCGCAGCTCCTCGATGTCGAAGAGGTCGCAACCGCCCCGCTCCGCGTCCAAGATCGTGACAATCTGCCGCCACAACCGATCCTCACAAAATCGCCCCTGCTGGAGCGCGCCATGGGAAACGTCCACCTTCGTATGCTGCGCTGCCGGCTTGCCCTTGTTGAAGCGCTCGCCCGTCCAGAACGTGTACGCCTCATGAGCCATGCTCGACGGCGTGGAAAAGTAGGTCTTGCGCCACTTCTTGTGCATCGCCATACCCGAGGCGACCTTGTTCAACTCCTCGAACTTGAACGTCCAGAAGAACTCGTCGAAGTAGAAATTGCCGTGGTAGCCCTGGGCGGTGCGGGCGTTGGTACCGAGGAAAAACAGCTCGGCGCCGTTGGGCAACACGATCGGGTCACCGGTCAGTTCGACCCCGATCACCTCGCGGCAAAACGCCTGAATGTAGCCCCGGAACAGGTAGGCCTGATTCTTCGAAGCCGACAGGAAGATCTGGTTGCGCCCGGTGTCCAGCGCATCAATGAACGCCTCGCGGGCGAAGTAGTAAGTCGCACCGATCTGCCGACTCTTGAGGATGACGCGGGTGCGCTGATTGCCGGCGCGGTACCAGTCCTTCTGATAGTCGAAACAGCCATCGATGAAGGCCTCGCGCAGCAGCTCAATCTGGTCTTCATCAATCTCGTTTTTGACGGCCTTTTTCTTCGACCCGGCGTTGCGTTTCGCCAGATTCGGGTTGAGATCGGTTTCGGTACCGCCACCCTGAAAGCGCTGAATGCGCGCTTGTCGCTCAAGCTGCCTGTGCAGCAGATCGATCTCCTTGAAGTCGCCGCCGCTCTTGCCATCTTTGAGGATGAGCTGCACCAACCGCGCTTCCAGCGCCCCGCCGATTCGCTCGACGTTGTCGGCCCGGTCCCACTCATCGCGAGCCTTCCAGCTGTGTAGCGTTTTTTCCTTTTCGCCTGTGGCCTCGGCAATCTCGCAGACGCGCCAACCCATCCAGTAGAGAAATTTGGATTGGCGGCGGGGATCGATGGGCAACAGTGCGGTCGTAGTCATGGCCGCGATGCTGCCGCCCATGCCGGCGACTCAGTAGCGCCGCCTCTTGTACCGCCCTTCCCCACAGTCCCGCCTCGTTGCCGCAACTCGCGCGCGCCACGACCATGCCCCTCATCGCAGGCATTCAGCGCCCAGGCAAAGAGGTTTCCCGCCATGAAGAAATTCCGCAGCAATTGGTTCCGCGTCGCCGTCGAGGGAGCGACCTCAGACAAGCGCACCATCAAACGCAACTGGCTGGAACAGGCTGCGAAGAACTTCAATCCAACCACCTACGGCGCACGCATCTGGCTTGAGCATTTCCGCAGTCTGCTTCCCGACAGCCCATTCAAGGCCTACGGCGACGTGCTGGCCGTGAAAACCGAAGAAGTGGACATCATCGGCCAAAAAAAACTGGCTCTGTTTGCCCAGGTAGAGCCAACGGCTGACCTGATCGCCATGAACAAAGCCAAACAGAAGATCTACACCTCAATCGAAATCGACGACAGCTTCGCCGACACTGGTGAGGCCTACATCGTGGGTCTCGGCGTGACCGATTCACCCGCCAGTCTCGGCACCGACGTGTTGTCGTTCTCTGCCCAAAAACCGGACGTAAGCCCGTTCAAGGATCGCCACTATTCCGCACCTCGATGTTCACCGAGGCGCTGGAAATCGAGCTGACATTCGAAGAAGTCGAAGATAAACCGAGCATCGGCGCTCACCTGCTCAGTACAGTGAGAAACCTGCTCAGCGGCAAGCAAAGCAAGGATGACAACGAATTCGCGCAAATCAGCCAAGCCGTCGAAACCGTCGCCGAGCACGTCAAGGATCTGCCCGCGCAAATGGCTGCCGAGAAGAAGTTTTCTACAGGCCTGCAAACTCGATTGGATCAACTGAGCAAAGACTTCACTGAACTGAAGACCCAGCTCTCCACCACCCAAGATCCCAATCAAAAAACGCGCCCTCCGGTTACCGGCGGCGATAACTCGGTAGTGACTGACTGCTGATAGTCAGCCCCCGCCACAGCCCCGAATAACCAAGGACGACCACCATGCGCAACGACACACGCGTTCTGTTCAACGCCTACCTGCAGCAGCTCGCCCAACTTCACGGCGTGAGCGACGTCACCACTAAATTCACCGCCGCACCGAGCGTTGCCCAGACGTTGGAAACCCGCATTCAGGAATCCAGCTCGTTCCTCAGCTCGATCAACATCTACGGCGTGTCCGAGCAGTCCGGTGAGAAGATCGGCATCGGTATCGACGGCACCATTGCCAGCACCACCGACACCACCGTGAAGGATCGCGAACCCCGTGACCCGAGCAGCCTGGACAATCGCGGGTACACCTGCACGCAAACCAACTTCGACACCGGCCTGCGTTACCAGAAGCTGGATCAGTGGGCAAAGTTCAAAGACTTCCAGGCGCGTATCCGCGACGCAATCATCAAAGCCCAGGCACTCAACCGGATCATGATCGGCTGGAACGGTACCAGCCGTGCCGCCACGTCGAACCCGGCCACCAACCCGCTGTTGCAGGACGTCAACATCGGTTGGTTGCAAAAAATGCGCACCGAAAACGAAGCCCGCGTCATGGCCGAGGTCGCGGCGGGCAGCGGCAAGATCGAGATCGGCGGTGGCAAGGACTTCGAAAACATCGACGCGCTGGTTGTCAGCATGGTCAACGAGTTCATCGACCCTTGGTATCAGGAAGACACTGACCTGGTCGTCATCTGTGGTCGTCAACTGCTGGCCGATAAGTATTTCCCGATCATCAACAAAACTCAGGCGCCGACCGAAATGCTGGCCGCAGACATCGTCACCAGCCAGAAACGCCTGGGCAACCTGCCGGCCGTGCGAGTGCCGCACTTCCCACCGAACAGCCTGATGGTCACTCGCCTCGACAACCTTTCGATCTACTGGCA